AAACAACCCGATAAAAATAGAAAAATGAAGATGGTTGAACACTTTCTTCATACCTATTTCGTTATACGTAACCCTAAGGCTGAAACAATCATTTACGACGCACGTTTCAAAATACCCGATTTTGCGGGTCCCGGTAAAGCCATGTATACGAAACGTAAGAAGGCGTCTATTGAGCGGTGTCAACAATTCATATGGAATAATACAGTAAATGCACACTGGATTCCTATATTCAACGCGTCGAAAAAGAAAGACGATCTTGCTGATACGGTCATGCAAGCCATTAGTTTCACGAAACGGATTGAACCTATACAAAGCGTTTCGAAAAAGTCGAAAAAACTCGTTCCACGTAAACCTAACGAGAACCAAAAACGAACGCGGTACTCTAAATCAAATTTAGCGTACATTTATAAAAATAAAACCGAACTCGAAGTTCTCGAAAATAATAAACGGTTTATGAAAGATCTTAAACGGTACTATAAAAGTATAGACGATTTAGTTAAGGAACTAACGGTCGTATCTTAATGTACCTCGTACTTTACTACTGGTGCCGCACCATACACTGATACTCCCTGAACAAAAATACTTGTGAAAACAGCCAATAAAATATCATTATATACACTGTTTGTAATTGAACACAATACTATTATATTCCACGCCAACCAGTAATGATGGATTTGTAGTTTAGAGTGCATGATATAATGGACATGTCTTGGAGGAAGGTCCAAAATCAATTCTTTATCTTTGGGCATACTCGATGCCAATACTATCTGAATAACCCTGAGTGTATAAATTAAACCGATTGTTATACAATATTGTATATTACGATAATATAAAGCTATCTGAAAAAACAAAGACAAAACAGTTACACACACTATTGACATTGTACATATTATATAGGGTGTCAAAGTAACTCCTTGAGTTACTGACCACTGCATGTCCTTTATCTCACCAATAGCTGAAAAAATAACACTGGCCCCAATATAAATTAACCAAAACCACCAACGTCTTAAAACACTTCCTCTATCGCTATTTATATTAATTATAAGTCCCGCTACATAACCATATACAAAAAGATACTCTATATCCTTTATTTCAATATTAACACAGTCAGAAGGTAGTCCGCATAAACATGTAAGACGGTTCACTATTAATCCCAATAACAATACTCCTCCCCATAGTAAATTAGACCAGCGCCTATATTGCAATTTATCGTATGAGGTAGTGTGCTCCAATTTTAGGTATTCGAGCATTTTATATAATAAATAGTATCATACTCTTTATTATACATTTTTAACGTAAATTCTTATCGGCCGTATAGTACGTCTTTCCTTTAACAACAAAACTGTGTACGCGCGCATACGCCCACGCTTGTGGACTCGCACCAGGTCGGTGTCCCGTTCGCCACGCGGCTAACCCACGATCGTACACTGTTTTTAAAGTTTTCAATGGTATACCCGTCACTTTGGATATATCTTTCAGTTTCGTTACACCCGGGTACCTTTTACGGAACTTCGATGTATAACTTGATGTTCTCGTTTCAACCTTTTTATCCGTTTTGAAAGGTGTGTAGTCTTTTTTCAACATCTTTTTGTACCTCGTTTCGACGTTTTTAAGTGTACTCAGTCCCCTGAAATATTTAAGTGGTGCGTATATTTTACCCTCACTTTTACGAAGTTGGGTAATTTTTTTACGAATATCGCTCTCGGATAACATCTTAAAGATTATGATCGTATCTATACTAAATGGAGAAAAAAGTGCTCGATCATGGTTTCGTTAGACTCGTGGATTACATGCCGCGAGAAAATCTTGATTCATCAATTGTTCAAGCCGCTCGAGTTTCTTACGGAGAAGGTACGACGACATCGAGAGGTGATGCGGGTCTTATTAGATATTTAATGCGTCATTGGCATAACACACCGTTTGAAATGGTCGAATTTAAGTTTCATATCAAAATGCCTATATATATTGCACGTCAACACATGCGTCATAGAATGGCAAGTGTAAATGAATACTCGGCGCGATATTCCATAGTTCCAGAACAATATTATAAACCAGAAGTTTTACGTGGTCAGTCAAAGGTAAACCACCAAGGTTCGGAAGGTGAAATTGATATTAACACTGATCGTGAAAATACGTTAAATAAACACTTTGATAATTCGTATGAAATATACAAATACCTACTCGATGACGGAGTGTGTAGAGAACAGGCTCGAGGTACACTTACCCAATCGACATATACAGAATTTTATTGGAAAATAGACTTACACAATCTCATGCATTATCTTCGTCTAAGAATGGAACTCGGTGCACAAAAAGAAATTAGAGATTATGCCGAAGCTATTTATGAACTTGTACAACCATTGGTACCGATTACCATGAAAGCATTTATGGATTTTAGAATGAATGCGTTACAATTATCAGGGCCAGAAATTGAAGCTATCGCAAATGGTACACCAATTGAATCTGTAGGAGAACGACGAGAATTTGAACAAAAATTACGATTGTTGGGTCTCGATAAAAAATGTTAGTAGTATATAAGTAATATAATGTTTTCACTTTCGAATGTAACAACGACGTTTGCTTCGACACAAAAGAAATTTAAGAAGTTTGGTAAAAAACTTCGTAAACAACGAGATGGAGAAGTTGACGGTATAAAAGAAAAAATAAATGACATCGCCAAAGATGAAATTGAAAGAACTAAAAGTTTATTTGAAAAACATAAAGATTTTTTCAAAGATAATAAAACCTCTGCCACACCTGCGTCAGAAACGACCGCTATTGATTTTTACGAAAAGCCCTAAATGCTAAATCTAGACTTAACAATGTTAATAATATAGACACATCTTTATAATTTTCCAACAAGTTACCTGCAAAAACAGCCAATAAAACACTGTATTGTACGTACCTCATTTCTCGCCGCGTTTTTTCTATAGATCGTCTCATAGATGCACGTGATTTTTCCATACTCAGAAGAGCCGTACTTATATTTTTTACACGGTTTGGCATTTCAGACGCCGTTGAAAATATACTTCCTATATCTATAGCATCAGAAACCTGTTCCCTGAGTATAGGTTCGAGATACTCGATATACGTAAAATCGGGATCAAGTTTTACACATGTTCCTTCAATCGTTGAGAACGTTTTAGCGAGGTATACAAAAGCCGTTGGTATAATAAATGGTTTCTCTTGTGCCAGTTTTAAAAGATTTTCGTCGTTTAGTATCTCATTTTTAATATTTTTCCCATCGAGTGTTTCTAGATAATTAAGTGTTGTTTTGAAAAAAAGCTCTATATCACTCGTATCTGATGTTGTTGGTAAAATTACTTCTAACCGTATAAGAACATCAACAATACCTTTCGTATCCCTATTTATTATATGTATAAATAGTTCATTAAATCCTTGTCGCATTTCATCTGAAATTTCTATAACCAAACCAAAATCATAAAAAACAAGTTTACCATCACTTGAAAAACCTAAATTACCGGGGTGTGGATCCGCGTGGAAAAACCCTTTGTCCATTGTCTGTATCACGTAAGAATTTATCAATGCTTCACATACCTTTTTTCGATTAACTTTTGGGTCGGTTATATCGTATAGTTTTTCTGAAGGAACATATTCCATAACTATCATATCAGGTGTACACAATTGTTCATGTACTTTAGGTATTTTCATCCAATCTATTTTTTTGAGTGATTTCCTAAATTTTTTCGCGTTTTTTGTTTCTTGTTCATAATCAGTTTCGGCTAATAAATAATCAATAGATTCATCGAGAACATACCCCGTATTTGTACCTGTGTCTATACCAACCTTTTCCAAGAATGAAACGATTTGTTTAATATTATCGGTATCACTTTTCATTATTTCGTATATTTTAGGTCGTCTAAGCTTGACGACAACTTCTTCACCGTTTTGTAAAGTTGCTTTATGAACTTGTCCTATACTTGCAGATTTGAATGGTTCGTGATCAAAATATGAAAATGTACCCGAATTTACATGTGTTTCAATCATATCTATAATCGTGTCTCTATCTATTGGTGGTACATCATCCTGTAAAGATTCCAATTCTCTCGTAAATTCTAAAGGATATAAATCAACGCGCGAAGATGCGATCTGACCCAATTTTATAAAAGTAGGACCGAGTTCAATAATCTGTTCTCTCGTCCATGCACCAAACTTTACCTGATCTTTTTGAAATTGTTTTCGTATCAAAAATTCACCAGCAAACTTCCACGTCCTAGTTTTATGTTTTGATGGTGGCTTTATTAAAATAGGTTTTAACGCACATAGTGCCATCTTACATTACACTATGAAAATTTTTTCAAATAATATTTGTGTGTATATATAAATGCGAGTTCATGTAATAGGTGCCGGACCAACCGGTATGTCAGTCGCATGGGAAATACTCAGGTCCACAGACCATCAAGTTACAATATACGATCGTAAAGAATCTGCAGGTGGATCATGGTGGGAACCATCCGGGGGAAAAAGAGATTTACACGCACATAGAATTGTTTTTGATAACGCATTCGTAAACACGAATAGTTTATTCGAAGAAATGGGTATTGAATGGGATGATATGTTTCAACCCGCGGATACCGATGTATATAAAACAGTATTTAAAAACCTTAAACCAATGGATTATTTGACTTTAGCGTCACTTGCGGTACGTGTTTTAGCACAACCCGGGAGGTACAAACGTATAAGTCTCAAAGATGCACTTGGTGAACTTTCCGAATCGGGTGAAAAATTACTCAAAGCGTTACCTTTAATAATGGACGGAGTTGTTTGGCAAACTATGTCAGCATTTGAATTTGTAAAAAGTTTTGATCATGTAGGTCTGTCTAAACAATACGTTCAAAGGGTTTCGGGTAAGGTCATGTCCGACAAAATGCAAAAAGCACTCGTAGATAAGGGTGCTACATTTATGTTTGGTCACGAGGTTGAAAAAGTACATTACGAAAAAGATGGGTACGAAGCTACTTTTACAAACAAAACGAAAATAAAGGATGATATGCTTGTTTTATGTATAGATAATAGTAAAGCGTTACAACTCGTAGGTGAGAATTGGGGTAAAGATACCCTTAAAAAAATTGGTCCAAGTACGTACGGGTGTATTAATATTTTATTAGATTATGACGAACCAATTCGGTTACCTAAAAGTGATTTAGAATATGCTATGGAAACTGAGTTTAATTTACAACCAGTAGTCCTTAGTGATGAAAAGACCATTTCATGTGTTATATGTAATCTCAACGAAAAAATTTTATCGACCGACCCAGAAACACTTAAAAGTGAAGTTATTAAACAATTATGTGTACCAAAACCAACGAGTATTCGTATAGGGTGGGGGTCGTATTGGAACGATGGGAAGTGGTCTTTCGAACAATCATCAGGTGTTTTGAGTTTATATGGTCAGGTTCCATTTTACGGAGAATCTTCTAAAGTTGCTTTATGTGGTATGATGTCTGAAAGAAAAACACCCTATTCGAGTATAGAAGCCGCTATAGAGGTTGGAAGATCATTTTGTCACGAAACATTCGAAACGAGAAGACCATTACAACCAGTTTTGATTACACACGTTTTGTTCATTATTTTAATATTATCACTAATACTTATTTACACGCGTAAAGATTAAAGTATGAGTTTAAGATACAAAAAATATAAACTAATACACAAACTCACCAGGGATGATACAGCGACTTGATATATCTCATAGTACACTCCATATATCGAATATAATAATAAACCTATCACGTTTACTATTATAAATGTAGTACTTATATCTTCAACTTTTTTAGTTATACGAGCTTTGTATATTTGAGGTATTAAATTTAATGTTAAGAGTATTCCACCTAACCATCCAATAATATCTACATATATCATTATGTTATTTAAAAACTAAAGTTTTATATATTATTAATATGATGTATTCGGTGGAAGCTACCGTGTACGAACCAATGTATGACTATAACGAAAAAAAATATATGAAAATTACCGTTCCCAATAAAATTCGTGATTATATACTCGGTTTACACCTAAACAGATCCGATACTATTCTTTTTCAAGACAAACTCGACGATCCACTCGAAGGTAACGTTTTAAAAGTAAAAGTTCCGTTTAGGTACCGTCGCGTTATGTGTAATGTCGATGGAGACACACCGGTTCAATCACTTAAAAAAGGTGATACAGTTCTCACTGAACTTCAGTTTAACGGGGTTTGGAATGCTCACGAACATAGTGGGTATTCATGGGTACTAAAATATATAAAGTATAAAAACTAATAGTAAGAAATGAGTCTTACACGCTCGGGATATCTCACAGGTGAGACACCGGAAATAAAGAAAGAACTCACGGTACGTGCCGTTGTAAATACAGAGTTCGGGTTTCCGCCGCCTCCCTTTAAGGTATTCAGAAAAACGAAAACAGGTTTATGTGTTCCCCGATTTTACGGTGAAGAAAAGTTTGGTAAAGCAAAAGAAGATCGTCGTCCTACACCAGTTAAAATATCTTGTAAATTTAATGGAAAACTTCGTGATGAAACGCATCAAAATGATGCTTTGGCGGCAGCACTCAAATCTGGGCACGGCGTTCTCTCACTTCCTTGTGGCTTTGGGAAAACGACAGTATCCTTGGCCATAGC